ATAAAATGGGTCAAGAAAGGTTTCAGTGTCTTGTACAAAGTTGGTTTGCCTTGGGCCTATGGTAGAGAAGTTCATTATGCTGCCGCCCACGCCCCTGTTTTAAACAGAGGCTTTGCAGTAAGCGAGGAGTGGTATGTTTTAGCCACTCCGAAGCACAAGGCCTACACTCAACTTTCTTATAAAAATTCTGGAACGTGGCTTACACCACACCTCTCACCCAACTCTCTGTACAAGCTCCCTGCTCTAGATAATCATGCTTGGTATGAAATCTACTCTGACGAAAACGATCGACAGTTGATTGTCAGGTGTAACAAATATGCATCTGACCCAAGCGCTTATTCAACATATCGTCTCCTCTACACCATACACTTCCACAGTGGTCCCACAGAACCGAGTAAAAAGGATCTGATCATGAAGAGTTGCAATTCCCACTACTCCAGAGCTTGTCATTTCATCGTGAACAGCGATACTGCTGATAATGCGACTTGTTTTGCTTGTGGAGGCTCATGTTCTTTCCTGGAAGAAAACAAGTTACCAATTTCTGACCAGAAGGCTTATATCCTATCAGCCTCTTTTGCAGGGCCCCAACGTCCTGACGGCCTCCAATTCTACGAAAAGAATCATCCGTTCGTTGAGATGTTACATTATCCAGACGTTGATGTAGTCCCAGGAGTCCGTTTTAGGAACTGGCCAAAACCTGAACTCCGTGAGTACTCCCATAAGGCTCCTGCCCCATTCCTTGAAGCTGATTCCATTCGCTGCTCGAACTCAGCCAACAGTAGTAACAATAATGCAGCTGCATTCCTCAGGCGACTTTTCGACACTACGCCTTTACCCTTGGGTCGTGATGTCTATCTGCGAGCTGAGATGAATGCCACCTTCCATTGGATGCTTGATAAGGGCTATTTACCCCAGATGGAAGAACTTGCCATTCATATAGACCCTGATTTGTTTGAACCTTGGGCGCGTAGCAAACCCGTACACAGAACACGTCTCTACCTCCGCAAACAACATGATAGAGATTTTAAAAAATTTAGGAAATTCACCAACTTCGTAAAGAACGAGAAATTAGCAGTCGCCGGTAACGTCCCAAGGTGTATATCCGTTGCAAATGAACTCACACAGATTTTACTTGGTCCCTTATCAAACTCCCTCCTTAAGGCTTGGCAAGAATGGACAAAAGAGAAAGAGAGTGATGGACATTTACCAGAAGGTTTCCCGAGACTGACTAGTGGACTTACAGGTGAAGAATTGGCCGCAATCATGATGTCAGAAAAAGTTAGTTTTGATGGAGACTTTAAGAGATTTGATCGAAGTATCCGCTCAGAAATGAAGGGTGCTAAAAACGATGCTTATGCACATTGGCTGAAGCTACATCCGTCACTGGTTGCATTAATTAGGCTGACTATTGCCGCGAAGTTCACTACCAAAGACTTTGTCTCAAGTTGGATTTTTGGAAAAACCTTCTCTGGAGACTGGGATACTTTGCTTGGCAACACGATCATTCTGATGCTCTTATTTTACACATATAGAAGGCTCTTTAATGAGAACCAGGGCTTTTTCCGAGGTATTGGTGATGATTCGGGTTTTGACTGTTCAGACCCAGATCACATGAAATCTTGGTTTGCATATTATGGCCTGGATCTTGAGATTGAACAACAGCACTCTGTGTTGCAAGCATACAATTCCCAACTCGCAGTCCTCGACAAAAAAGGGGAGCCCTGCTTAATTACCGAGGATCCTCTTAGAGCAGTTAAACGATTCTTCATCAAATATAGACGACCTCTCAGATTTGGCGAAGATGATACTTTTACTAGGTTCGAGAAATCTATTCTCCTCAACACCATCTATGTTGAGCGCCACTCCCCACACCCCATTGTTCGTAGGATTGCTGAAGTCCTCAAAACCCGTTTTGGCGATGTGAAGACCACAATTGAGCGATACAACAAGGTGATCCTGGACAATCCTCACAGGTTAACT